GTTCATACGGTTGAGCGCAAGCTTGTAAACCTGCTCCTTTGTCAATGCTGCCATGCGTTAGCCTCCTTAGCCCGTCTGGGCCTTGGTGTTCACAGTGTTAGTAACGGTGGTGGACACAGTACCCGCAACCTCCACAATGGTGCTGACGATGCTTTCCAGTTCGGAAACGTCCAGCAGCAAAAAGGCGTACTTGTCCATGGGGCAGCCATTGCCCTGGAGCTTGGCCTTGTATGCACGCTGATCTTCCAGGAACTTGACGGAATCGTCGGGAATGATGGTACCCTGCTTACCGGAAGGACCTACGCCGATGAAGTAGTACGGGGCAATGCCGATGACGGCCTCGCCTTGCTCAAGGGCGGAACTCTGGAAGATTTCGGCGGGGATGGGCAGCACATTGGTCACGTACTGGCCGCCCACCAGCAGCGTGGTAGCCGCGAAAACCTTTTCCCAGTAGTCGAATGGGTTGAACACGACGATAACGTCGCGGGGATCGACGACGCGGGCAGTCTTGCCGGTGCTGTCGTTGGGATCGCGGGCAAGCTTTTTCAGCAGCGCGCCCATGGTTGCCGGGTCAAGCTTCTTAACCTTGACGGGGGTCTGCTTGGCGTAGCCGGTGGTGGGGCTGACGTCGGCCGCCATGTCCCGGATCATGCCGATAGGCTCGTCTTTGCCAGTGCCGGCCACGGCGCCGGCCTCGCAGGCGCAGGCGATTGCTTCGGAAAGGGTTTCCCGTGCATAGGCATCCATCCATTCCGGCCCCAGTTCCACCAGGTCCATGGAAATGCACAGAAATGCCGACAGTTTGCACATGGTCAGGGCGATTTCCTGAACGCCGCCCTCGATCTCCTTCTGCACCGCTCCGGTGATCTTGCCCCAAGCGGCCAGCTGGGCGGGCTTGGCGTTTACCAGAATGCGGCTCAGATAAGCCGTGCTTACAAAGTTCAGCTTATCCAGAAGCGGGTGGGTCTTCTTGATGGTGCCGATGATCCGCTCAATAACGGTCTGAGGCATGGCAACCTCATAGTTGGCCACAGCGGCGCGGGGGTCGCTTGCCTTCAGCGCAGCGGCCAGCCCTTCATAATAGGCGCGTTCGTCCGCAGTCAGCACGTTTGCGCCGCGGGCGGACAGGATAGCGGCGTCCTGATTTCTGGCGTCGATCTCTTCGGCGGCTTTCTGGAGGACTGCTTCGTTCATGCCATCGAAAAAAGCAGTCATGGCCTCAGCCATCTGTTCAGGGTTACCGGACTTGAAAGCAGCGGCAAGGGCAGTTTCATGCTGCTTTTTGACCTGTGCGAACAGGTCTTTGCTTGTGATTTTCATTTGTTTGTTCCTCCGTTTACTTAATCATTGCTGCAAGAATGTTGTTCAGGCAGCCGGCTTCACTTGCTTTCGGGGTTTGCGGCTTCGGCGGTTCTTGGGGACCCGCTACGGCGGAAATCGCCGCCGCCATGGCCGCGGGCAGGGTGGAAATGTCCCGGCTTTGGAAGGCTGCGCGTGCGCCCTGATACTGTTTGGCGGCTGCGGTCAGGTCTGCGTCCTGTTCCGCATATTCGTCGGCAAGGCCGTATTGGATGCACATTTCCGCAGACAACCAAATTTCACCGTCCGTCAGTTCTTCCAGCTTTTCCGCGGGCAGCTTGTCGCCGGCCTTGACGATATAGCTTTGCAGCATGGCTCCGTTGATAATGTCCAGATCGTCCGCACTCTTCCGCAGTTCCTTGGAATTGCCGTACACGCCCCAAGCTGCGTTATGTACCATCATAGCGGTGTTACGGGGCATAATTACCTTGTCTGCTGCCATCGCAATAACGGACGCGGCAGAAGCTGCAACGCCGTCAATGTATGCCACAACGGTGGCCCCACAGCGGCGCAGGACGTTATAAATGCCCAGCGCTTCCTTTACGCTGCCGCCCCAACTGTTTATGTACAGGTTGATGGTGTCGCCGGCCTGTGCATCCTTCGTGTTTTCCACGAAATACCGCTGGCACGTTGTGCTCTCCACTGCCTCCCAAGAATATGTATCCCAGTTGAATCGTTCACCGTCCGGCTTTATGTCGTCGGTGATGTAGAACTCAAAAATTCGACCAGCAGCCAGAGCCTTAACCTCGTGGCGCACTTTCATGGGAATATAAATCATGTGTTTTCACCTCCCTTCACCGGGGCGTTTACCGCCTCCATATTTTTGGTGCGGTGGTATTCATCTGCCCACGGCTCCGAAATCGGGTCCATATTGAGCAGGCCACGGCCTTCGTTCGTGTTTACTACGGCATCTTGGATAAGCTTGTCCAGCTTGACCGCTACGTCGAAAATATCAACCACACGAACGTGGGTCATGTCGATACGTATACGCCAGCCGTTCAGGATTTCCCGGCCGTACTGCTTCCTGTTGGCCTCGTTTTCCACGGTAAGCACTGCCGGCTTTACGCCGAATGTCAGCAGGTTTTGGACGGCTTCGTCTTGGTTGGTAACGTCGCCGCGCAGCAGGCAGGGCGGGCAATGGTAGGCGTTGCAAGCACGATCCTGCGCCTGCCTGACAAGGCTTTCCATGTCACCAACTTCACCGTTCAGCTTCTGAGAAGCTGGGCCGCTGTCCGGGGTATAATCGTAGCCATCAAACAATGGGATAACCGCGTTTTTGCTCTCAAAGAATGTTTTGAACCGATTTTGCATCAGTCTGGCCACGTTTTCTTCGTAATTTTTATCTTTTGTGGCATTACCTGTGATTTTCAGCACGCCGCTGCGCCCACCGCTATGCTTGTACTTGTCCAGAGCTTCGGCCAATGCCTCGGAATACAGGCTGTTAAACCTGCGCAGAAGACTTGCAGTGTCCTGACTGGCAAGGTGAAAATAGAAGACCTCGTCCTCTGTTTTGTAGCTGCTGACCATCAAACCGTTGCACGTGATCCCGCTATACTTGTTCGGCTTAAAGGCAAATTCCTCACGGCTGAAACTGTCCGCAAGGTACAGGCTGCCGTCTGCCCGCTGGAATACCAGCGCTTCATTAAACCGCAGCAGCCGGGCAAACAGCAGGCGGCGGAAGAAAAAAGCGTTTTCGTTCTGGTTCGGCTCTACATTCCACCGGAACCAGTCGTCGCCGCGCTGATACTGACCATTCTGGTACGTTCTCCATTCGCACATTGCGGCCGTGGACGCCACCAAGTCGATGACGGAGAAAAGGGCAATTTCTTCAACATTCAGACGCGAGATCGCCGTGCCCTGCATTCCGTCCTTCACCAGAATGTTGCCGCTTTCATCCCGCTTCCCGAAGTCCACCAAGTCGGCCAGAAAGTCCGTAAACCTCATTGTTTCAACTCCTTTCCAAAATCAGAAAACAAAGACGCCCGGCAGTTTGTCCACATCCGGCAGTACCTCGAATATGTCCTCGTGCTTTGTGGCCACAATGAAGGCCGCCACAAATGCCATAAAGCCGTCTGTTTTTCTGGTTTTGGGTTCGATTTTCTCAAAAGTAATATTTCCGTTGCTGTCGATCTTCCGGCATGCGTTATTCGTGTACCACCGCATTGTCATGGAATCACCCCAGCGAATTTTATGGGAAATGAAAGCGCTGGTAATGATTGGCGCCACCTCTGAAACCTCCGGCCGGTATGTCAGCTTGATGTTTCCTTTTTTGGGGTCTGGGTCCCAGCCTCTTTCTTTGAATGTTTTGCGCATGAGGGCTATACGGAAATGATCGATTGCGCCGAATCGAATATTGTTTTCCAGCATCTGCGCTTCAATCCAGTCCGCCGGGTAGTCTGCCGGTATTTGCGGCTCGTCCACCAGAGTGGCTTCCCCTCTGGAAACGGCTTCCAGATACGGGAACTGAATACGCGGTAGGGTAGCGCTCTGGGTACATATCCAGCTATGAGCCTTCCAGCACCAGATTTCCCCGACCTTCCAGAGAATGCCCGCCGCCACAAAGTCCCGCGTATCTGCGTAGTCAATACCGAATACCGCCGTCGGCGCGACACCCGGGTCCAATGGCGGGTATGGCTGATTTGCCGCCAGAATATTTTCCCATGAAGTTACTTCCGTTTCCGTGTTCCCTTGGGGGCAGTTCATGCGCTTTGTGGCGAAGGAAGAATGGCTGGCCGGGTCTTTTTTGTACTCGTTGTATTCAAGCAGGATTTCCTCGCGCAGCTCTTGCCGGGTGGGATCATTCAGGGAAGGGTTTGCCTTTGCCCACGTCTTCGGGTCGTGGATTTCGTCGTCGCTGTCCAGACGGCAGAAGAAATATAACCAGCCGTTGTCTGGCTCCGTACCTTCCAGAACTTTCAGCCCCGTGGTCATGTACCGGTCTAACGGGCCGTCTCGTACATTGCCTTGGGTGGAAATGTAGGTTCTGCGGGGCATTGGCCGCTTGCCAAGGCCTGTGACCGCCACGTCAAGCAATGCGCTGTTCACATATGCGTGCAGTTCGTCAAAATCGACCTTTCCGGGTCGGCCGCCGTCCTTGGAATTGGGGGCGCGAGTGTAGTATTTAATGCGGCTTTTGGTCTTCCTGTTTACGATTTGCTCTTTATTCCAAGTGAAATACTTCTCAAAATAGCGTTTGTCGCTTTCCAGAATATCGTAAATGTCGTCGAACGTGGCCTTTGCCTGATCCTCCGAATTGGCAAACATGTCTATGTTGTATTTCTCAATACCGTTGATCGGGGTAATTAAACAAAAATCCTCGAAGGCAAGATAGCCGTTTTTCCCGGCTCCGCGCCCCACGACAATGATTAGAATAGGCCACCGCAGACGCCCGGGGGCTTTGTATACGCAGTTATGAAGTGCGAAACAGAAAGTTTCCCACTCCAAAAGACGGTACGGAAAATATTTCTGCTGATCCATGTACCGCTCCAGCTGCGCTTCGTCCACGTATATGCTTTCTTCCTGAAAAACACGCTCCACATAATCGACAAGGAGCAGCTGATCCCGGCACACCGGCACGGTGCCGGACCTCACCAGTTCTATGTAATCCTGAATATAGCGGGTCACAGATTGCCGCCGCTTTCATCCGGAGGCGGTACTGTATCCGTCCTCAGATCCAGTTCCCGTAGGATTGTGAGTTTTTGCTTGTTGAAAAGGGCTGCCGCCTTGATTGCCGGGTTTTCTTTGTCGTATTCTTTTCCGGAAGCGCTGGTGGCTTTTATCGTCATCCCGTTTTTACGGACTTCGGCCTGGGCTTTCTTTTCTTGCTTGTAGTAAAAAACGTAATCATCAATAAGGGCAAGAAAGTGTTCCACGTTCGCGCCCCGGTCTTCCAGCTGCCTGATAAGGCTTTTCTTTACGTCCTCGGCGGTCATTTTCTCAGCCCCTTTCTGACCGATTTCCGCGTTTCCCATTACGCGCGTGCGCATACACGCGAACATATTATGCGGGGGCGGTTTTTCCCATTTTTTTCGTTGTGCGCGCGATTCAGCGGTTTTGTCTTCCCTGGGCCTCGGTTTCCAAGGCGGGCGGGATTTCGCTTTCAGGGGGTGGGGGGTGCCCGGGCTACCACCGTTCTTCTGTCACGGGAAGTTTTCGTTTATGATGTTCTTCCCAGTGGCACCCCGGGCAGATAATCACAGTGTTGAGCTGCCCCCTGTCGTCGTACTCGGACAAGGCCAAGTCCGGTCTTTGCCTTATCTCATTGCGATGGTGGACAACAGCGACCGGGCGGCGATCGTTACTGTCTCGCTTCTTTTCCCATGGCTTGCGCAGCGGCGTGAGAACAGCAGGCACCTTCTGTTCGCACAGCTGGCACCGGCACGGCTTAGACTTGAGCAGCTTCAAACGGAAGCGCTTCCATTGCTTTGAGTTGTAGAAATCACCCAGCTGATCCTTTGCAATCAACTGCAAAATCCAGTTTGCGGGCCAGCTGTCCGGATCATACGGCAGTGACACCCTCTCACCGCCTCCCATGCAAAAAGAAAGCCGCAGGCTTCTGACCTACGGCTTTCGGTTTATTCTGCCTCGGTTTCCCGCGGCTTTCTTGTTATACAGAATAGCACACTGTCCTTGTACACTTCAAGAAAGAAAAAAACTTTTTTTCACACTTTTGTACACTTTTTATCACTGCTTCTTCACGGCATCTGGCAGCCTGATATAAAGCAGCGCCTCGCCGTGGGTGTTGGTTGCCCAAGTTCGGGATTTGCCCGCCGCTTCCGCTGCGTCCTCCCAACTCATGCCATCAATGTACCGGCGCATCAGCAGCACCTTTTGGTCTGCTGTTCTTGCCATTTGGATAAGGGACAGAACCCGCCTCTTTGCTTCTTTGGCGTACTGTCTGGCTTCCCGTTCGTTTTCCTCCGCTGTCTCCATCTCCATGGAAACGGACACGGTAGGGTTGCCAATGGCTTTGGTTGGCAGCTCTGTGTTGCTGCTGGGACTTCGGTAGATAAATGCGCCGTTCAGTTCCCGAACCTTGCCTGTCCAGTAATCTACTACCTTCAAGGCTTCCAGATACTCGTTGAGCGCCTCTTTCTTCTTTTCGTTCTGTTCACGCTTCTGGCTACTGTTCTTCATCACAGCGCCCCCTTGCTATGATCTCCGCCCAGCGCCGGGCTGGCTGCTTGCCGGTCTTGACCCAGTGCCGTGCCATTGCCCCGGTGATTTTGTCGAACAGCAGATCCACAATAGCCAGCAGGATAATGACGAATGCGGCAAGTAGCAGAACCGCCACAATGACGGCGGCAATGCCCCCAAGGACGGAACCGATGAAGGCGCAGGTGTCGAACCACGCCGCCACGAAATTAGCCCACATTGCTGCCGCCTCCTTCCAGATTGGCAATGATCGCAGACAGCGCCCCCCGCAGAGCATTCAGGAACTTTTCTGCATTTTCTATGCTGGTCTCCCGCATGG